GATCAAAACTGCATTGCCAAAATGACTGACAGCGTTGAAAAAACATTGCAAGAGCGAGGCCAGCGCTATGGAGATTTTTTTTGGCATGCGAAAATCACATGCGCACCATGCCCTATCAATGGTTGAACAACCACCGCCTGCAGCCGGTTCCGCCAAGTGAAACCCTGCCACTGGTAGAAGAAACCTGGCAGCTGATATTGAAGCGGCGCAGAGAGGCAAACATTGGGCCGCGAAGGCTTGCATAATGCCATACAAACGACCTGAATTTAGAAACGCGCCTAAACCCATCACCGCGCAACGGGCGTTATATTTAATTGCCGAGCAAGAATTGGCAAGGCAACAGCAAGCCGAGCTAGCGTTAGCTGGGCAGCAGTCGCAATTTGATCTGGAACGAATTGGGGCCGCCTTGGTACAAAATCTCTGATACAAAATGCAAAAACACTGGCCGCAGCAATTCATCAGGTGCGTGGCTTAGCGCATCTGGTGAGCGGAACAGTTCTTCGTAGAGGCCTGGCCAGGTCTCTGCTGGTAGTGCTTGCATCGTGATGATTTGATCTCGGAGCCGAACGATCGAGGTTCCTAGCCCCGTCACCCCCTGATCCTGCAGCTGCTCCAGTTGCGCCAACTGCTCGCGATAAGTCAGCAGCTCGGGGCATTCCACATCCGGTGGTTCGGCCCCTTCAATCGCCAACCGGGCCAGGCGCGGCGCGGCGCGGCGCACCAGCACATCAATTACTGCCGATCGCAGCGTGTCTTCTCGCACCCCTTTCCCCACGTAACAGCAGCCGGGCCGTTTGCAGGCATATCTCGCCACGCCAGGGCCGTGGACATTTGGTTTCTGGTGCCATTGCAGATTTTTGCCGCACCCCTCGCAGCGAATCAGGCCGCTAAATAGATGCCTAACACTGGCGGCCCGTTGCATTGGTCCCTGGCTGCGGGTTTCCAGCTGCCGCCTAATCAGCGTCCATTCAGCCGGTGAGATCAGCGGAGTGGTGCGACCCCATTCAATTTCTGTGTAGTCCTGCGTGCCGCTGGGGGCTCCCCGGCCAAGCCCGCCGCGCAAAATCGGATTATGCAGCCAACCGGTTAAACCGTGAGATGAGTATTGCCGTGGAAAATCAGCAGGCAAGGCCTTCAGTGTTGCGTAGATATTGCATTCGTGCTGAATGATCAGCTCAACCAATTGCCTGGCGGTAGTCCAGGTAACAGGTGATGGCACAACCTGCCCGTCAACGTGGGCATAGCCAAACGGCACAGGCCCCCTGCCTGCATAACCTGCCTCCCGCCGCCGCCGGATGCCATCGCGCACCTTGATGCTGATCATGCGGGAGGTCACGCGATTCATCACGCTCATCACCCCGGTAAGAGCGAGCCCACCCACCGTTTGGTTTTCCAGCACCATCCCCTGCAGATCAGCGACCGTGCAGCCGGCGCAATGGCATTCCTCTAGAAAATCCTGATCGGATCCGTCTCGTGCCAATCGCGACAGGTCTACCACCAGTACCTTGGCCACCAGCCCCTTGGCCACCAGGGCCCTTAATTCTTCCCACCCCGGCCGCCGCTGGCCTGAGTAAGCGCTCCCGCGTTCCACGATCACGCGATCGCAGCCAGCCTGCTGCATGTCCCATTGCTGCCCCTCTACGGAGGTGTCTTGCGCCTCCTTGCCGGTGCTAACGCGCACATATCCAATCACTAAGCGGCCTGCACGGTCCATTTGTGCCTGGGTCGAAAACGGCAGTCAAGCAAGCTTGAGGTGCGTTTTCGACCCAGATTCCAGATGGCACCCAGGAGCCGCGCATTGTCTGCAGTCTCGGCGGCGATTGTGCCCACTGTGCCTACTGCCGAGGGCGCGGCCGCAAATCCCAAGCCGGCTTTGGTGCCCATTGGCAACCTGGTGCTCGATGCTCGCAATGCCAGGCGCCGCACGCCCCGATCTGCGGACATGTTGGCGCACTCGATAGCGGAGTTTGGCGCTGCCCGCTCGATTGTGGTCGATGAAAACGGCCGGGTGTTGGCGGGCAACGGCACGGCGGAAGCGGCCAAAAATGCCGGCATAGACAGGGTTTTGTTCATCCCCAGCGATGGGAACACCCTGATCGCCGTGCAGCGGCTGGATCTGAGCGAGACCGAAAAAACCAGCCTGGCGCTGGCGGACAACCGCACCAGCGACACATCTGAATTTGACGGGGCCATGCTCGCCCAGCTGGTGGAGGAGGATGCCCAGCTGGACATCTCCCCCTGGTTTTCCGAAGAGGAATTTGCCGCGCTGCTGGCCGGCGATCAGGTGGATGAGGAGGAGGAACCAGCACCCCCCAGCAAGCCAGATTCAGGGCTTGAGATCAAGCTGCAGTTCGCAAGCCAGGAGGAGTTCGATCGGTTTGGCTCCCTGTTGGTGCAGCTGGCAGCCGCCCTGCCCGAGCCGGCGGAGTTGACCGGCCGGCTGGCCTTGGCAATCGAGGCCTACCTCGACCGGGGTGAGCGCCAGCGGCAGCGCCGGCAGCCCAGGGCATAGGTCGCAGCCATCGGGGGCGGTGGCCGCGGCGCCCCTGCGCCCCTTGCCAGATCGTTACGGACGCGCTACAGTATGGAGACCGGGGCCGGAAGCCCCGACACCCAACAAAACAAATGGCTCGCCCTGTTCTCTTCCTGACCGGCAACCTGGCCAACATCACCACCACTAACTACGAAACCGGCACATGCTGCACCCGGTTCACTCTTGAGTGCACTTCTGGTTGCTGGGCTGGCAACTTCATCCCCTGCGAGGCGTGGGGCAAACTGTCCGGTGAAGTCGCCCAGCTGTCATCCGCTTTGTTCACTGGTGAGCTGGTATTGGGTTGCAAACTGCTGATCTCTGAGTGGGCCGCCGCCTGATAGCTCACGGCCCGCCGGGAGCCTATCCCGGCGACTCACCCCATTACCCCGCCCCTTCGGAAGCGGATGGGATGGCTTGGGAGGCCGAGCGCCAACGCTGCATTGACTTGGGCGTCAACCCATCACCTATGCCCAGTTACCTATTGCATCCGCCCAGATGCCTATAAGCCCTGACCCCACGGCCGCGGCCAGGATGCAGCGGTGGCGCGACCGCCAAAAGGGGCTGGAGCCGCCAATCGATCGGCCCACCTGCCAAAGCTGCGGCAAGCTGCATAACGGGGCCAAAAACCCCTTTTGCCGCATCTGCTGGCAAAGCCAAACGCCAGAGGGCCGGGCCGATTGCGCTGCTCGGGTTGCCAAAGCCAGGGCCAGGGCCAAGCAGCGGGCAGCCAGCTCAGTCTCTGGCGAGCTGCAAACTGGGGCATAGCGGCCTGAACCATGCCCACAGCCCCTGGCAACAGCCGCAATCCAGAAGGAGCCCAGCCCAAGGCCCCTGCATCCTCAATCGATTGGGCCAACGTGGCCAGCGAGGTGCGGATCATGCGCCAGCTGGATAAGGGCCCTGGCCAACACCATCAGGGCCAAGAAAGCCAAGGGCCTACCAGCAGCTGAACACCACCGGCAGCCGCACCCCTGCAGCTGTGATGCATTGATGCCGAGTTGATTACCATGGCGGATCGCCATGGATTTGTGAGCAGGCCCCCTAGCCCAAAACCTGAAGGGGGTGATAGCCCAAAAAGACCGAGCAAAAAGAATCAGCCAACGAAGCTTGAGAAGGTATACAGAATGCGAGAGCTGCAGACACTCTGCAGAAATGGCTATAGCCCACTGGAGTTGCGGAATCATTGCGAGCAGCAATGGAAGATGCCGCGCCGCACTGCCAACAACTACGTTAAGGAGATGTATGAATCGCTGGAAGAGGCGCTAACCAGTATTAACAAGCGGCGCATTGCGCTAATTGTCTATTATCGCCTTGAAAACAGTTACAAAATTGCCAGGGCAGCACAAAACCCCAGCGCCATGATCCAGGCCTGTGTGGCCCAGGCGAACCTGTTTATCGAGCGGGCCCCGGATGATGCGGTGGCGGCCCACCAGCAGAGCCGGGAGGCGGCTGTTATCGACCCCGCCGAGGATTTTGATTAGCGATGGTATCGCTGATTGTTCGGCCGCCCAGCATCGTTGATTGGTATTCACCGGATCCGTTGGTGGGTGGCCCGGCCAAGGCGCAGCCCTGGGAATCGCTGCCTGGGAAGTGGCCAGATTTTGCAGCGCAAACCCAGATAGCCAGCGGCGGCCGGCACATTCCCTTCATACCCTTTGCCGCCCAACGGGAGTTGATAAAAATACACCGCAAGGTGCAAAACGTCTATGTACTGAAGAGCCGGCAAACTGGCATCTCCGAGACGGTAATCAACTACAAGCTTTGCCAGTCTTGCCGCCGGCCGGCCTGGACCGGGGTGGTGTTTAGCAAGACGGGCGACGACGCCAGCGAGCTGGCAGCCCGCATCAAAGGGCAAGCCGCCTCGCTCCGCGATCGGTGCCCCAAATTCGCCAAGGATTCAGCCAGGAAATTGGTTTTTGAAGGCTTTGGCTCGCTCCACTTCCTGCCTCCCACCGAGCGGGCCGCCAGGGGGATCCCCTCTGCTGCCTCGATCCTGTTTGACGAAGCCGCCTTCATCAGCAAGCTTGCCGGCATTGAGCAAGGCGCCCTGCCATCCACTTCGCTGCTGGGCGACTTTGCCCGCCACCTGTGGGTTACAACCCCCAACGGCCGCAGCGGCACCTTCTCCGACCACTGGCACGAAGACCACGGGGAGGCGGTGGTAGATCCCACGCCCATGGGCGTTAATGGCATTCCCAGGCTGCGCATCTCTCCAGACAATCAATACGCCAAAGTTTGCATTCACTATTCCCAGCATCCAATATACAATCAGGACCCAGATTGGGCAGAAAAGACAAGGCGCAAGCGGCAGCTCAGCCAGCAGCAATGGCGCAGTGAATATGAACTGGATTTCACTGCTTCTGACTACGAGATATTTGCCCACGATCTGATTGAAGCCGCAGAGGCCGCCGGGGGCTGGGATGCCCCCACCTGGGGCCACAGCTATGTGCTGGGCATCGATCCCAATGGCGGTGGCGGCGATGCCTTCTGCGGCCTGGTGCTCGATGTAACCGAGAGCCCCTGGCGGGTGGTGGCCGGGTTCAATGAATCTGGCTGCAGCCGCGACTACGGCCTGCAGCGCTGCGCCAGGCTGATCGATGAATACGGCCCCACGCTGGTGGCCGTCGAGAAAAACGGCGTCGGGGCGGCAGTGGCGGAGGCCCTGTGTTTACTGCGGCCCGGCACTGAGCTGGAGGAGATTTACACCTCTGGCCCCAGCAAAATCATGATGACCGATCGGCTGGTGCTGCTGCTGGAGCAGGGCGAGCTCACCATCCCCCCCAATAGCTATGTGGGCAGCGAGATGCGCAATTTCCGCCAAACAGAAAAGGGCGACCGCAAAGCCGCCCCAGGTCACCATGATGATGCGGTAATGGCCCTGGCCATGGCCGGGCAAGCCGGCGCCAGGACCAGGCCCCTAACTAACAGCTGGATTTCAATGATTTAGCTGTTAGTGCGTGCACTACGCCGCGAAAAATAAAATCCTTAGCTTGCTGCTCTTGTGGTAATTGATCAAAGGGCACAAGACAAGGATGCTGCTTCAACTCAGGAATCTTTTCGGGGCCATAGGTCCAGCCGTCTGCCACCTTCTGCTCCGCCCACCATTCATGGCCGATCTGTGGGCCAGCATTGGGGGTTTCGGTATGCAACCGCACGCCGAGCATTGCAGAATCTTGCTGCCACTGCGCTGCCTGTTCCCAGGGCGGCTGGCTGTGATCGCCTAAAGCTTGGCAATAAGCACGATTGACTTCGTGCGCCACCCGGGCAATTTGTTCTGGAGTCAATTCAGTCGCGGAAACGCCGCAGGGAATTGGCTGTAGCTCGTAGTCGCACAGATAGGAATCTTGCTCTTCAAACGGTCCCTGGCCATTTTGATCGTATCCATCATCTTCAACGTCTCCAACTGGGTAGGTGAAATTGTGCTTCGTTGCCTTGTGAGTTACGACTCCGGCAACTATGTTGTCAACATCCGGATCCCACGTGTCGCAGCGATACTTCTCGATTAGCCGTTTGGCGTATTCGTCCCGCTCTGCAGCAGTGGCAAAATACATCAGGGGTTCTTGTGGCTCAGCCAGGAAATAGCTATGTTCGGCATCCGGACTGAACTTTGGCTCTGTTGAATCAGTCATTGAGTGGGGTGGGTTGTTGTGCAGGATGTGGGGCCCCTGAATTGGGGGCTAGGTGGGCGTGATGTAGCTCTAAAACTCTTGCCAGTGGCACCATTGCCACCTGGGGGACCACGGCATTGCCCAAAGCCTTCAGGCGGTCCACCCTACCGGGAAACCCATCATCTCCTCGACAAATGACGGGTTTAGATAGGTAGCTGCGCCAGTTGGGATCAAGTCTGGCAATCGCTGCGGGCCATTGCGGCCGCGGGCTTCCCAGTTGGTGCGACCCTTCCAATCGTTGGCTGTAGGAGTGAGCAGCATCTGCCCCATCGCCGTCTCCAGGTTCCGGTGTTGCCGAGTCGCATCCTTGTGCAGCTCGCAGGTCATTGCAACATTGGCTCGGGGAGTGGGAAGCAAATCCCGAAGCCTGGTCGCCAGCTCGCGGCTCTTGGTATCGGGCCTGGCCCTGGCTTTGTCTCGCCCACGCTCCCCGTCGCTCGCTTTGGGGGTAGGCAATGCACCACCAGCGATCTCGTTGATGGCAGGCTCCCACAGCCGCTGCTGGTATGCACGCCCATTCCGTGTCATACCCTGCCGTGGCCGGGGATCCAAGAACGTCTCCCATTCCGTTAGCAGTGATTGCTGCCACGTTCTCCAGGACGACGTAGCGGGGTTCCACCAAACAAATGACCCTGAGCAATTCGTAGAAGAGCCCCGATCGTTCACCGACCAGGCCGGCTTTCTTTCCTGCCTGGCTGATGTCTTGGCAAGGGAACCCGCCGCAAATAATGTCGGCTGATCCCAGGGAGGGGGCAAAGGTGCAGATGTCATCGTGAATTGGCACATTGGGCCAGTGTTTGGCAAGAATGCGCTGGCAAAACGGCTCACATTCTACAAACTGAATTGTTTCAATGCCGCCCAGCCAGCGTGCTGCCAGGCTGAAACCGCCAATGCCGCTGAAGGTGTCAATCATGCGGAGGGGTGCAGCGGAAGCCATTGATCTGTGGTGTTGGGGCCCCTGAATTGGGGCCCCTTACGGATCAAGCCGCCATGCCCTGGGCGCGCGGGCGGCGAGGCACCAGGTCGGCCATTGCGTCTTCATCCCAGCCATCGGCCTGGAGCCAGCCGGTCAGTGAGACACGGCGGCGGGGGGCAGGGGCCAACACCGGTACATGGGGGGCTGCTGGGGCTGTGGGCGCCACCGGCGCGGCTGGCTGTTGCTTGGCTGGCTGCTCAGCCCCTGGCTGTTCAGCCCCTGGCTGTTCAGCCCCTGGCTGTTCAGCCTTTTGTTGGTGCCGGGTGGGATCGGCCAGATCCCCGGCGATGGCGGCCAGCCAGTTGTTGAGGGCCTCCACCGCCAGGCGGGTGGCGCGGCCTGCCTGCCAGGTGCCCTGCACCAGGGCACCGGCGAGCTCAACGGCCAGCCAGATGGCGGCGATCACTGGCAGGGTGCGCTCGGCCGCAGCATGCAGGTGCTGGCCCCAATCGGCGCGGGCAATTGCCTGGATGTGGGGTGCAGCAGTCCTGGCTGCTGTTTCGGCCGCGGCTGCAGCGGTTTCAAGAAAGCTTTTCATTTTTCTGCTGGGTGGTGGGGCCCCTCGGCCCCGGTGAATAGATGGTAGCGCGTCCGTAACGGAGTTGCAAGATGCTGAGCAAGTCGTATTCATATTCCGCAACGGGGAAGCCAAGCACCAGCGGTTATGAATGCCAGCCAGCTGGTGTTCAGGATTTGATCTGGGCTAGCAAACCGGGCATTGGCTGCGTTTGTAGCCTGGCCCCATCAATGCGGGCATCAGGTGCAGCTCACCCTGGGGATCATGCTGTTGTATGTGCTGTATTCACTTGGTTGCGTATGGCGCTGGCATCGCGCCCCTCGCCTGTCGTTGCGGCAACGAGCCAAGGCCTTAGCGATGGGCACGAGATTTGCTGTTGGCAGCCGGCGGCACCGCATTCGCCACCGGATTGGGGTGCTGGGTTAAGCCAGCAGCAGCTGTTCGCTGGCCAGCGCCGGCAGTCCGGCCTCCAACCGCTCCCACATTGTTTTGAGACGGGCCTCACCGCGCCTGGTCAGCACGCCGACCTGGCTGGTCGAGAAAGTTTTTGGTGCATGCCACTCAGCCATCAAATTGGCGGTCTTCTGGTGCGACAGCTCATGGATATGCCGCAATTGCACCGCGCTGGATTCCTCGGCCGGTAACAGTGCCAGCAGCCGCCACAACTGCTCCTGCTGTTCCTCCTGCTCCAGTTTTTCGTATTGCTGCTCCTTGCCCTGGGTGGAGCAGGGCAGAATGTCCTCCAGCGAGTGGCCGCTCTCCAGCCGTACTGATGTGCTGCCGCAAGCCTGGGCCTTCATTGCAGCCTGCACCCGCTCAAGCCCCTCAATTGTTTTGAGCCCTGCCATCTCCACCAGCTGCACGTTGCTGAGCTGTTCAGTGGCGGTGGAAAGGACTCGTTTTACCCGGTGCACATCATCGGTGGTGTTCACCGGTACGCGAATTAAACCGCTTCTGTCATTCACCGCTCGTCTGACTCCCTGCCTTACCCACCAAAATGCGTAGGTGGAAAAAAGATAACCCCGGCTGGGATCAAACATCTCGGCGGCGTGTTGAAGGCTGATTGCGCCCTCCTGAACCAACTCCTCGATCGGGGCCCGATGCTGATGGGGGCGGGCACATTTAATTACCAACCCCATGTTGCCCAGCACCATGCGATCCCGGGCCCGCCGGCCCCGACGAACCACATTCTTGGGTGCTTGGTCGGGCCCCGTGGGCCAGTCCATCCAGGCGCGGATGTCGCGGCCATAGGCGATCTGCTGGCTTGGCGTGGGGATTGGATGGCGGCCAATGTTGTCCAGAATGTTGTCCACCACCGTGGGCAACCGTCGCTCTGTCATGGCCTGCGTTAACGCAATGCACCATGAATATATTACGGCCGCATCCCGGCTGCAGGATAAAGCGCTAGTGGCGTGTTTTTATCCGCCCCGCTGCCTAGCCTGGCCCAGGCGCCATTCCCCATGTCCGGTCAATCCCCTCCATCGCTAGAGGAGCGCAACGATGGCGTGCTGGTGAATGCGTTGACGCGCATGGGCACCAGCCGTGACCGCTCCAGCTATACGGGCATAGCTCCGGTCAGCTTGCTGCAGCAGGAAGAGCTGGACAATCTCTATCTGAGCAGTTGGCTCTGCCGACGGGTGGTGGATCTGATCGCCAGCGAGGCCACCAGGGCCGGCTGGGGCATTGCCGTGGGGGGCGAGGTGAGCGATGCCCAAAAAAAGCGCCTCGACAAATTGGTATCCGCCGGGGAGGATCTCGGCATCCGAGACCAGGCGCGCGAGGCTCTGCGCATGGCACGCCACCATGGCGGGGCGGTGATCGTGCTGTTGCTCGATGACGGGCTACCGATCAGCGAGCCTGTGGATACCAAAAGGCTGCGCTCCATAAAGGGCCTGTACCCAATGGATCGCTGGCGAATCTGGCCCGCTCCGGGCTGGACTGGCGTGGGCGCCCCGGAGCGGTATCAATTTCATGTGTATCAAGACGACGATTTGAAAAAAGCGGGCATGAATGGAAAGGAAATCGGGGTGCCAATTCATAGTTCTCGCCTGTTGCGTTTTGACGGCGATCCCCTGCCCTACAACCTCAAAGCCATCAACAGCTGGTGGGGCGTGAGCGTGCTGCAAAGCCTCTGGGAGGTGTTCAAGCGCTACGAGACCGGCCAAAAAAGTGCTAGTGGCATCCTTGACGATTTCAGCCTCTTCGTGCATAAAATCAAGGGCTTGGGCCAGCTGGTGACACTGGGCAAGGAAGCAGAGCTTCAGGCCCGGTTGGAAGTCAACGGCCTAGGCCGATCTGTGCTGGGCGGCTTTGCCATTGATGCCGACGGCGAGGACGTGCAGTTCATCACCCGCTCCCTGGGGGGCGTGGATGTGGTGATCGGCAAGCTGGAAACGGAGGTGCAGGGGGCCTCCAGGATCCCCCACACCAAGCTCTGGGGCGCGTCCCCCAGCGGTCTGGGGGCCAATGGCCGATCAGAGGATGCCGCGTTCGCAATGGAGGTGGCCCAGCAGCAGCAGGATCATTTGGATCGCCCCCTGCGCCGCTTTTACGAGCTGCTGGCTGCCTGTTCCCGCGGACCCGCAGCCATGGAGCTGCCAGAAGACTGGAAAATCGATTTCCACGACACTTTTGTTCTCTCGGATTCAGAGGAAGCCGAGCTGCGCTCGAAGCAAGCAACCACCGATACCGCCTATATCCGCGAGCAGGTGGTCACACCTACGGAGGTGGCGCTGGCTCGATTCAGCGGCGCCAAATTCTCCATGGAAACCACGCTGCTTAACCGGGCAGCGGATGGCTCCATCCCCCAGCCCGATGAGGGCACCGGCCCCGATTTTGGCGGTGACCTGGAATCGGCAGACACAGCCGGCGGCGCCCCCGCCAGCGGTGATACCCCCGCTGAGCCCACCACTCCAGCAGCGCCAGCGGCGGCCGGCACCGCCGAGCTCACGTCAGAGGAGCAGGCCGCCGCGGCCAGGGGTGACGGACTGACAAGCACCAGCGATCTCCGAGAAGATGGCTGTTGCTCCGCCTGCGAGGAAGAGGCTGAGCAGCAGCAAAAAGACCCGGCGGAAGAGCCGCCCCCTGAGGATGGCCAGGCCCTGGCTGCAGCCATCGCCCAGCGGATTGCCAAGCCCGGCAGGGCTCGGGGCCGGGGCCGGCGGGCCGGCGTGCGGGCCGACGGGGCTCGAATCACCGGTAGGCGGGTGGTGGCCGGCGTGCCGGTGGAGGTGCGGGCCGATGGTTCCGCCGCCCTGGTGGGTCCCTATGGCCAGCCGATCGCTGGGCTGAATGCAGCGGTGGGTTTTGACAGCGAGGGGCTGTGGGAGGTGTTGGGTGCTGGCGGCCAGTGGTGCGCAGTGGTGGGCGTGAGCGATGCCGACCTGGTGAGCGCTGCGGCCGGAGCCAGCGCCCGGGTGAGGCGCTTGGATGGACTCGCCCTGATCGCCATGGGGGTGAGGTGCGACAGCTATGGGCATTGATCGGCGGGAACAGCTGGCCGAACAGCTCAGCGAGGCCCTGCGGGGCCTGGAAGATCCAGCGATCCAGCGCATCGGCCGCATTTTTGAAGCCGCCCTGCGAGACACGGTGGCTCGGGTGCTTGAGCTGATCGATAAAGCTGCCGATCAGCCCGACTACAACCCTGTCAACAGCCCCGGTGCCTTTCTGGGCAGCACCCCAGAGGGGCCGGTCCCCATTGAGCCGCTGCAAAAAAACCAGGCAGGGCTGCTGCTGCAGGCCCAGCTGATTCAAGATTTGCGGGTGGTGATCAATGCAGTGCCCCTTAGCCCCGAGCGGCTGGAGCGATTGAACGGGGAGCTGCGCCAGCTGTTCGATCGGGCCCAGGACCTGGGCACCAATTACGGACTGCAGCTGATCCAGGCGGATCTGGCCCCGGCCATGGCCCAGCTTGATCCCGATGGCACCATCCGCCAACTGCCAGGGCAGGAGGCACCGCCGGCGGCGCCAGCATCGCCAGCGCTGCCCGGCACTGCCCCTCAGCCTCCAGCAGGGCCCCTCATTGGTGGTGGCCCCAGCCCCGCTGGCGGACGGCCCACCGCACCAGCCCCGGCCGCTGGACCCACCGGGCCCCTGGCGAGCGGCGGCCCTGGCCTCGGCCCCGATCGGCAGTATCAGGGGGGCCAGCGGCTGACGCGGTTGTTTGATCTCTCCGGGGCGGTGGTGGCCGCCGAGCGGGATTTCAAGGGCCTATCGGAAAACTACCGCCGCGAACGGGATTTAGCGACCGATCAACACGTGGCCGCGGCGAAGCACTATTACGCCAAATGGTGGGGCGAGTGGGGGGAAAGCGTGTCGTTTGAAACCTCGCGCCAGATGGCCCAGGGGCCGGACCCCAAAAACCTGGCGCGGAATTTGCGGGAGCGGATCCCCACGATCAACGAGGCGTTTCAAAATCGGGCGGCAACAATCGCCCGCACCGAAACCCTGATGGCCAGCGGCGAAGCCCAGGAGCGCTGCTGGCGCAAATTGCGGGTGGGCTTTGTGCAGTACATGGCCACGCTGGACGAACGCACTTGTGAGTTCTGCGCCCCCCGCTCCGGCTGCATTTATTACATCGGCTCAGTGAAAAGCCCGATTCACCCCAACTGCCGCTGCCAGGAAACACCGGTGAGCTTGGAATCGCTGGCGATTGAAAACGACCTAGCGGATAAACCAGCCGAGCGGTGGGAGGCCCAGGCCCAGCGCCATCACAAGGGCACCCTGGCCCATTTCTTCCGGGCCAATGGCAAGGGGGCCAAATTGCGGCCTGTTGGTGGTGCGGGTGATGAACGCCTTACCCCTCGCGATTACCCGTTGATGGAGCGCAAACAGCTGCCCCAATCCGTGCCCCGCCAGGGGCTGGGGGGAGAGGATCCGCTGAACCTGGCCGCCAGGCCCTGGCCCACAGGCGATCCGGTGTGGTGTCCCAGGCGCGGCTGGCTGGATCCAGCAGCCCAAGCCGCGTACGACGCGATCGTGCGCGAGGTGGCCGAGCTCTGAACTGAGGGCTGAATGGCCGCGGCTGAGTGTCCCGCACTTGGGACACTCAAGGGCTTGGCTGTTCCGCTTCTTTGTTTGGTGGTGGCTCTTGCATCCCCTGCAGCGCTGCCAGGCGCATCTCCGAGGCTTGCATGCTCTGCAGCGCTGCCAAGCGCCTGTTTAGCCGCTGCTGCCGGCTGCGGTCCTCCATGCAGCGCCAATCACATTCTCCGCCCCACCAGCAGGGTGGCGGGGGGCTGGCGCCGCCCGCTTCGTCGGCAACGGCCCTGATCTGTTCTTCCATGCCGCCTCCAAGCTGCGCCAGTCTGGCTAGGGCTGCCCAGCCGGTTTAGCCTGGCGCAGCCGATCGCAGCGCATGCGGGCCCAGATCGTCGAGACGGAGCTGGTCACAAGGCGCCGCTGGCATGGCAGCATCCGCGAGGCCTGGGGCGGGCAATGCGCCTACTGCGGCGCCACCGCTCAATCCCTCGATCACGTGATTCCCCGCAGCCGGGGCGGCCCCACAGTTCGTGAAAACTGCGTGCCGGCCTGTTTGGCGTGCAATGGAAGCAAGGGCAGCCAGGAGGTTTTGGAATGGTGGCGGCCACGGCCCGGGTGGTCAGCCTTCAAAGAACAGCGGCTGCTGGAGTGGGTGGGCGGCGGATGAAGGTGGTTGATTATCGTTGCGGCCGGCGAAGATCATTTTCTTTCACTTCTCGCATGCTGGCCCGCGGCTGGTATTTGGCGGTGGTGCCGTTGCATCCCAGGCAGGGCATGTCGCACACGAAAGAGCGCTTCTCAAGGTCGCTTACGATCTGGCCGCATTCCGTGCATTGCCAATAGGTGTCGCCAGTGCTGGTCATGGCTGCACCTCGGAGGGGCTGGTCAGCCGCCATTGCGCCACTCCTTGATCTTCTTCGTCACCAGCCTGGTCTCCAATCGCTGGGTGACTTTCCCGCACCACAGACAGTCCCTGGTTGTGTCGCTGGTGTTATGCCAACGGGTCTCATCACCCACAAACGCATAAGTGTGGGCCTGGTCGATGGCGCAACGGCCATCGACCACATAGCGGTCCCAAAAGTCAGGGATCACCGTGAGACTCTCGCTAAAGCGTTTATTGCAATACGCAAAACCTGCTCGACTCTACATAACACTCCCATTAGCGAGCTTCCGTGAAACTGGCCACAATCATCTCTACATAACACTCCCATTAGCGAGCTTCCGTGAAACTGGCCATAATCATCGCAAAACCCAATCCACCGGGTGTCGTCAATACTGGAGACAAAAACTTGAATGCGACCGGCTATGTTTTTGTTTTTGCGCAGCCACTTATACAAGTTTGGGCTATACCTGGGGTGCCGCTTGGGGCTGATTTGAGGCAGGGCATTACGGGCATTCATGGCTGCACTCCTTTGCTGGCCTGAGTAAGCTCTGCGCCGTGAGGAACAATCCACTCCAGGTTGGAACGCTTGCACTGAACAATAAATTCCTTTAGCGTTTCAGCTGAAATGTAAGAGCAGCCGCGAACGCTAACGCTTACGCCCAGAGACGAGAAAATTGTTTGGCAAATATCTTGGCATAAGTCAACTTCGCCGGGGAAAAAGTTGTCCGAGTAGGTAACTCTGCAGGCGACGGATTGCTTTTGAGCCAGCCACCACAGCTGTTCGTAGTCATTAGAAAATTTGTAGCCAAACAAATCGCGGATAACGTGGCTCATAGCCGAGCCTCCGGGGCGGCTGCAGACTGGCTATTGACAGAGGCCGGCTCTCTGCCCTGAGGCACAGCCGGTCCATCTGTTACCCGCCTAGCTTCATAGTTTTTCCGGACCAGGGCTTGCCTGATGGCATCGTTTAGCGCCCCCCTGTGCTGGAACTCAGGGCTGTCTATATCTCCAGCGCAAGCGGTGTTCAGGACCAGCTCAGCGGCGGCCGCTAACTGCTCAGCAATGTGCTGCCATGCGTCCGCCCGCTGCTCAGCCATCACTCGGAGCGCGTGCGGTGATTGGCCATGGAGCCGCTGGACGTGCACCAAAATTAGGCCTTGCCGGGTGTGAAACTGCAGCTCTAGGTAGTTCGGCGCATTGGCCCCGTCTTTCTCCAGCAAGCCCTCAAACATGCCTGCCAAGAGCTGAGGGCCGCTGCCCTTCATTTCGACTTCGATCCCGGTTTCCCGGCCGATTTGCACGCCTGCCAGGTAGGGATTATCAAGAATCTTCTTCAGCCGCTCCACCTCGCCTTCGAGTTGGCGAATGGTGCGCCACGGGGTCAGCAGGCGGGCGATGGCCTGCTGGATGCGATTGATCATGGCTGCACCTCTGCGGGAATGGCAGGGATCGCCCAGTGGGGAAGCAGCCAGCCATTGAGACTACACAGCGCAGGTTCTATCAGCGTCCACCGGACCACAGGGCCATCGGCAGGGCTCCGGTACTCACTCCACCAGCACTGGTCGTCGGCGTCACAATAGCCGGGCCGCTCCCATGGCCGGTCGGCGACGGGCACCGGGGCTAGTCCCTGCGCCCATGCATTGAAGTGGGCCAAATCATCCGCTTGCTTCCTCAGTAGAGCAGCGGCAGCGAAAAGCTGGCGCCTGAAGTCGGGGTAGTCCGTGGTGTGGCCCAGGTGCGTAACCATGCGCTCTATCCAGTGGGCCATATCAAACCCCTCACCCCTCTGCGCAGGCTGCTGCGGAATGCCACCCCCAAACCGGGCCAGGACAGCCCGCAGGCCCGCAAGTTCGTGGCCGCGACGCTCCTCCAATAGCCAGTCTTCGTTCATCGCGCCTTCGTGCTTATAGGCGCGTCGAGCATGTTCGTAGGTCTGCAGCAGCTCGTCATCAGTGGGGGCCGGCAACCGGGGATCTGGCCCACCGCGCAAAACATCTTGATGCTGGCTGGCGGTTAGCCCATCACTGAACGAGGGGTCACGCAGCGCAGCCAGGTCAACCGGGACCGGCGCAGGCGCAGGCGGTTGAGCGGCTTTCCGCAGTCGCAACCACTCCGGCAGCGGCGGCAGCGGCCCGACCATTCCGCCGTTGGCCCAGTCCACTACCCCCAGCACGACATCCGCGCTGTAGCCAATGGAGCTTTGCCACCCGCCCCACTGCAGCAGCCGCTGAAGGGCCTCCTTAAAGGGGGGCAGGGGCTGCGCCACCTGGACAGTGGTCGGCACAATGAATCCGCTGGCAGCTTGCGCGAGCGCTGCACGGATGCCCCGCAGGTGGATTTCGTCAGCGGTGCCCCCCTCGCTGTTGCAGGCCTCGTAGAACGCGGTCAGCAGCTCCCGGTCGGGGCCGGTGATGTTGTCGTCTATGTAGTTGTCCGAGAGCGCAGGCGGCTGGGTAGATGCGGCAATCGCTGCCCGCAGGTCAAGCAGCTGGGCAGCGCGCTCGACAAAGGCGGTGCCGACGGCGGATCGGGCGGCGGCTGCGGCTGCGGTGGCGGCGGCGATGACGG